GGTAAATCACCATCTTCTGTACCTGCACCGATACCACCGTTTACGCCGTAAGTGCAAAGTTTTCTTACTTCCTTGCCCCAAACGTCGTTGGTGCTTTTTGAAATTGCTGCTAAAAGTGGATTTACACCGTTATCAAGTTGATGACTAATCGCATCTAAATATAATGTTTTTAACGCATTGTCTGCGTTTGTTAAATTAACTGCCATAATTTCTCCTTGTTAATTGTTAAGTAATTTTTTTGCGAGTTTTCCCGCTTCTTCAATTGTTGTTGGGCGATTTACGGGTGTTTTCACGCCAACACCTGAACCACCTGCAATGATTGCGCTCGGCTTTTTTCCAAGCACGTCAAGCAAATATTCTTTTAAGACGTTTTCTTTGTCTACTGAGGTTGTATTTACTTGATTTGCGTTTGCACTTTCTTGGTTTGATGGAACAATTGTTTTATCATCTGCAATCTTGCTCTCTAACTCTTTTATTTTCTGACAGCGTTTGGTAAATTCAGACTGTAAAGAGTTATATGCATTTAAAAGCGCACCCACGTCTTTAAATTTTCCTAATGAGACTTCCCCTTTATCTTCGCCATGAGTTATTTCTGCCTCTGCAGTTTGCGTTTCGGGTGAAATTTGTTCATTTTTTTCTTCCATATTGATTTTCTCCTTATTTATTCATCGCATCTTTATGCGTTTTTATATGTTTATAAAAATTTTGTTTTTGCTCTTTATTTAGCGACGTATGTTCGCTTAAAAAATATCTGGTGTGTTCATCGCTATGAATTGCATGGTCGTCAATCTCATCAACTTCAACGCTTGATTTAAGCATCAAGTCGTTTTCACTTTGAGCTTTTTCTTCTTGAAGTCTTGCAAGCCCCTTTTGATAATCAAGGTCTTTATATCCAAGTAGCGATAATACCTTTTCTTTGGTCGAAGGACGAAGCCTTCCGTTTTCATCACTTAAAAGCCCACTTTCGTAAAGCTTAAATATCATATTTTTCTTTTGATTGTTGGTGTATAAAAGCTCGTTTTCATTGTCTAGATAAACGTCATCAGACTGAGTGCTAGACTTATCGACATATATAATTTTTGTTTTATTAAATTGGTCTTGGGTTTTAATCGCCCTTATTCCTGCTGAAAACTGTGAATATAGCCTTATCATATGTTTAGAAACTTTTATATAACTATTTCTAATTTCTTCAGCGCACTTAAGTAGTCTAGAGTTATCTTGCTCTACCAAAATTTCAAGCGCAGTACCACTTGAAAGCGATGCGTTTGTCTGGCTTGATGAAACGTTGCTTACCCCACTAATAACAACAAACTCGTTTAAGAGCTTATCTTCTTCTTGATTAAAGTCTGTGGGCATAGTCATATTAGCCATAATTTCGGGCGCTTTTGAACCTTGCCTATAAACAAGCACTTTCCCAGGCGAAAGCCCATCTTGTTCTAAGTCGTCAACGTCCATAGAGCCGTCCTCAACGCTCATAATCCCCATTGAAAGCCTATTTAAAAACTCGTGCTTTCTATTCTTAACGGCATTATACGCTCTTTGCACTGGAATAAGCCTTTCAATAACGCTCGTCCCAAAAAAACAGCCTGCCTGTTCGAAAGAATCTTGCTTTACAAACGGATAGCCTCTTTGACCGTTTTCTTGGTTTTTAAAAGGAAGCTCGCCCACGAATACAAGTTTATCCCCAGCAATGGTTATAAGTCTTCCGTTAGGAAACTCTTTTGTCGGCTTTTCGTATCTTTCAATAACTACGACGCCGTCTTCTATATTATTATGGTTATTTTCGCTAAACGAAGAACTTCTTTGCAAGCTTTGAACGTCTATCTGTTGACCTACAACGTCAACCCCATACAGCTGTTTTACGGCGTTTGTTGACATTGCTCTTGCGTGAATAATGCTCAGGCAATCTTGTATGTTCTCGGTGCTGAGTGAGTCTGGAAACATCTCAAACGGTGAAATTGCAAAAACTTCTACGTCACCTTCATACACAGGCTTGCCATCGCTTTCTCCTAATAAGTTTCCACCGTCGCTGTTCCATATAATCTTATAAAAACTCGTTCCACAAGTTTCGCTCCAAACAGTTGCCTTTTTAACGACTTCGTGTAGCTTGGTCTTTTTGAAAGCGTTTTCAAGCAGTTTTTCAGCAAGCGATGCCGACTCAACGTCTTTATCGTCATCTGTTTTTGGACGAACTGAAACGGTTGGCGAAATATATGAAAATTTAGCAAGTCTTGTATCTATAATAGGCGCTATGTGGTTATAAACTCCACGACCTTGCCAGTAAAAAGTTTTGCCTTCTTCTAATATTTCCCCCTGTGCACTTACGTCACAATATTGATTTCCGTTAAGAAAGTTTATATTGAGTTCCCACTGCCTTTCATATGCAATTCGTTTTTCTTGTCTTTTCTTAAAATCTGCCTTAACGTCAGCAATAAGGTCTTCAATATATCTATCCTTATCTTTTTGCTTAGCCGTTTTAATTGAATTTTTTATCACTTTTTTCTCCTTAATCATTTTGAATTTCTTTAAGTAGGCAAAGTAGCCTAACCTTTTCTTCAAACAGTTCTTGGTCAGTCATTTCCCCCACTTGCTTTTGACTTTCATCAAGCAAAAATTTTAATGCACTCATATCTGGTGGCACGTTTTTGGTGGTCACTTTTTTCTTGGAAAGCTTAATTTCATCGCCATCGCCCACGTATTCTTCAACCACTTCGGTTGCATCATAGCCGAGTGCCTTTTTTATCAATGCTTGTTCTAAGTCGGTTTTATCAAGTTTCTTTTTTTGTTTATTTCTTCCTTTCATTCATAATTTTTCTAATTAACCTTTCCTTATCCTTTTGAATTTCAGTTTTTATAGGTTTAGGGGGTACGTTTTCGGGCTTTGTCATTAAGTAATATCTGAGCTCGTCTAGGGCGTGGTCGTCCGTCTTTTTAGGGTTTTCGCCTTCGCCCCAGCGATAGGTCTTTAACTCTCTTATAAGGTTTGTACAACACGGAAATATATATAATTTACTTTTTCCATCGTTTACTTTTAAATATTGCTTTACCCTTTGAATTCCACTGAACATATCTTTGTTGACCTTTGGGTTAGCGACTATTCCAAAATCATAAAAAAGCTCGGTCACACTTTTATTAGACGCAAGCGTTTTTTGGTTTGCCGCCGAGTCAATAAGCGTGTGATATCTGCCTTGACTATCCCTTTTCCAGTTAAGTGCACGACTAATCTCTTTAATTCTATTTGAGTGATACTCTACGTCCTTTCCTGCTTCAAAATGCTCTGCCACCACGTAAACGTTTGAGTCATAGTCAACTGCATACCAATGCGCTGAGAGTGGATTATTAAGACCTGGGTCAATAGAGATTGTGTCCTGCCAATCGCTTGGAATATGTATGGGCTGAGTTAAAACGTGCACGTTTTCATCAAACTCTGGATAAACAAGCCCTTCGCTCGCTTTAAATTTGCCGTATCTTCGGCTTTCAAGTTGGTCTTTTGAAAGAGTTTTAGTTAAAAGCTCAATTTCTTTTGGGTCTAAGTAAGGGTTATCTTCCCACTCCATAAACTCGTGCCACACTTCAGGGCTATTTTCTAAATTCAAATAGATTTTATCGTGCACAAAGGTAAGACCTTTAAGTGGCGTCATCGTGCCGAAAATATCCCCACTTTTATCAAGAATACGCATACGACACTCGTCGTAAATATCTTCTGGTGGTTCTTCATCAAACCACACAAAGTCAAGCGAACTGCCCTGAAACTTTTCTCTGCCTTGGTCGCAAGACTTAAAGCCTATAACCGAAGTGCCGCCAAACACGTTTTTAATTCGGATTTGGTCTATAACGCCATAGTCAAGGCTGTCTTTTTTTCCACTTAGCATTGTCACGTCTTCTATCCACGAGGGATTTAGATACGATAAAATCTTTTTTTGAGCAACGTCTCTTTGAACTTGCTGGGAAAGCGAAACCACCCAACCAAACACATTTTCTCTGTTTTGACGATAAGGGTGAATTCCCCTTGCCATATATATGCTTTCAACAGCGCCACACTCAGTTTTGCCACTTCTGTTTCCACCAAACACCCATCTGTTCCTTTTTTGGCATTTGTGAAATGCAAGTTGCTTTAGATGCACCTTTTGGCCACTGTTATATTTAGCCAGTCTATCATCGCCCTTTCGCCTTTGTTCTTCTTGTTCGATTGCCCTTATCCTTAAGATGATGTCCTTCATAATTCCCCCAAAAACTATCGACGGCGTTATAATAACAAAATTTTTTTATTTGTAAATGACCTTATGACACACTTGGTTATAAAATTTTTAAGCAAAAATCAACTAGTAAAAAAGCAAAACAAAAATGGCTAGCCAAATTTTGACTAACCATTTTATTTTTGTTTTTTATATAATATTTATATTTTAAGTGTCTATTCAGTAAAAATCTTAAACGCTTTTTCTGGCGCACGTTTTTTGTTTTCGTTCTTTAGCGTTTTGCCCTTTGTTGTTCTGCCTTCTATAGAAACGTCTTCGGTGTTGACCTTAAACGCCACGCCAAAGGTATCTACAACGGCAACATCGTAAGGCTCTTTAACGTAGCTTATAAATACGACGCTAGAGTCTTTGCCAAGTTCAACAATCTTTATGCCCTTTCTATATCTAGCAAGTGGCTCAAGTTCTGCAACTATAACCCTTTTATAAAAACCTGCATCGGTTATGACAAGCGCTTCGCCTTCTTCATCAATTTGAGAAACGAATACTATCTCATCGCCCTTATTTAAGTTAATGCCCTTAACCCCACCAGCAACTCTGCCTTGAACAGGAATATCATCTTTTAGTGCGTTAAGCGCTAGGCCTTTTTTGGTCACGTATAAAATTGTCGTTTCATTTTTATCAAGCTCAACGCTCATAAGCGCATCGCCGTCTTTAAGCTTGATTGCTTGATAGCAAGGTTTAATTAGGTTGTATTCAGCCCACTCTGTCTTTTTTATAAGACCGTCCTTAGTAAAGAACAATAAGTGACCTTCAGGAAGTTTGTCTTCATCAACGGCAAAAAAAGCTACAGGGTATTCGTTTCTTTGCGCTTCTTTTGCAACTTCGCTAAATTTATTGCCCTTATCTCTAAATCTACACTCAGGTGCAATTTCCATATCAATCTTATGGCAATTACCAAGGTTTGTAAACGCAAGTAAGGTTTGATTGCTTCTTGCTCTTGTCTTAAACAATATAAAGTCGTCGATACTTGAGTTTTCCTTAATAGACTTGTCGCTCATCTTAAAGTTCTTTTCGGTCATTTTCTTAAACCTTTGACCGTTTGTGAAAGCAACTACAAAATCATCAATTTGCTTTAGTTCCTTTTCGACGCTTTGAACTTCCACCTCGTTGCCACCAACTATGATATTGCTTCTTCTGTCTTCGGCATATTTTTTCTTAATAGCGTTAAGCTCTTGCTTTACCACTTGCATTTGCTTTGCTTTGCTTGAAACAATACTTGTGAGTTCATCAATTCTCTTTTTTAACTCTTTAAGCTCTTCTTCAAGCTTATATATTTCAAGCTTAGTAAGTCTTGCAAGTCTTAAATCTAGTATAGCGTTGGCTTGGGCTTCAGATAGGTCGAACCTTTTTCTTAGTTTTGCCCTTGCATCAGCAGTATTTTCGGCGCTCTTGATAATCTTTATAACTTCATCAATATTTTTAACGGCAACGATAAGTCCTTCTAAGATGTGTGCCCTTTCCTTTGCCCTCTCTAAATCAAACTTAGACCGTCTTAAAACTACTTCTCTTTGATAGTTTACGTAATAGCTGATAATATCAATTAGCCCTAATTGACAAGGCTTTCCGTCAGCGATAGCCACCATATTGATATTATAACTTGTTTGTAAGTCGGTGTTCTTAAATAAATATGCAAGAATAGCCTTTGCGTCGGCATCTTTTTTAAGTTTGATAAGCGCACGCATGCCGTTTCTATCAGACTCGTCAACAACGTCTGCTATGCCACCTAAAAGGTCTTTCTTCTCTTCTCGCATATCGGCAATCTTTTTAAGTAGAGTTGCCTTGTTTACTTGATATGGAAGTTCAGAAATAACTAGGTTTTGCTTGTCACCTGTGTCCTTTTCTATATTTACTCTTGCTTTAATTTTAATTTTGCCACGGCCGGTTTTATATGCTTCTTCTAAGTCCCCATCAACGATTATATAGCCACCGGTTGGGAAGTCTGGTGCTTTGATATGTTCCATCATATTTTTAAGCGAAATTTTAGGATTGTCAATATAGGCAATCGTTCCGTTTATAACTTCAACAAGGTTATGTGGTGGAATTTTTGTAGCAAGTCCAACGGCAATGCCTTCGGCACCGTTTACAAGTAAGTTTGGATATCTTCCAGGCAAGGTGTCCGGCTCTTCTTGCGTATCGTCAAAGTTAAGACTAAAATTAACAGTGTCTTTATCAATATCTTTTAATAATTCTAAAGCAAGCTGTTCAAGTCTTGCTTCGGTGTATCTATAAGCAGCAGCAGAGTCGCCGTCAACCGTACCGAAATTGCCTTGTCCATCGATAAGTGGGTTGCGCATATTAAAATCTTGCGCAAGGTGAACTATAGCGCCGTATACAGAACTATCGCCGTGTGGGTGGTATTTACCCAAAACTTCACCGACGATTTTAGCGCACTTTTTATGTGGCTTATCGTGGGTTAAGCCCATCTCGTACATAGCGTATAGTATACGTCTTTGAACAGGCTTTAAACCGTCTTCTACCCTAGGCAATGCACGGTCTAAAATAACGCTTTCTGCATAAGGTATCATTGAATTTTTCAAAACTTCATCAAGCGATGAAAATATTATTCCCTTTTGATTTTCCATACTACCTTACCCCTTTAATCACGCTTAATTTTTGCAAACTTATCTTCTTTGTTAAAGTTTGCGTGCTCAAATATATATTTCTTTCTTTCGCCAACCTCATCACCCATAAGCACGGTAATAAGCCTATCGGCTTCGGCAGCGTCCTCAATGGTCACTTGCATAAGCGAACGTGTTTCTGGGTTCATCGTAGTTTCCCAAAGCTGAGCAGGATTCATTTCGCCAAGCCCTTTATAACGCTGTATACCATATCCCTTGCCCACTTTGGCAATCTTTTGAGCGAGTTCTTTGTCATCATAAGCATATTCTTCGGTATTTCCTTTATGCACCTTGTATAGTGGTGGCATACCGATATAGATATGCCCTGCTTGAACAAGTTCACGCATATATCTAAAGAAAAACGTTAGTAGTATTGCCCTAATGTGCGCACCGTCTTGGTCGGCATCGGATAGAATAATAACTTTGTGGAATTTTAAGTCTTCTATATCAAAGTCAGCCCCTATGCCTGTGCCGAGCGCACTTATAATCGTTCTTATTTCTTCGTTCTGTAAAATTTGGTCAAGCTTTTTCTTTTCAACGTTAAGTGGCTTGCCCCTAAGTGGCAAAATTGCTTGATAAGCACGCATTCTCGCTTGCTTTGCGCTTCCACCAGCAGAATCGCCCTCAACTATAAAAAGTTCGTTTAGTTCTGGCTTTCTGCCCGAACAAGATGCAAGCTTGCCAACCAAGTTTTGCATTTCTATGCTCTTTGATGCCCTTGCAATTTCCTTTGCTTTTTTTGCAGCAAGTCTAACCTTAGCAGCACCCAAAGCCTTGTTTATAATAGTATCAAAAACCTTTGCAAGTTTTTTGTTGTTCATTAAAAGTGAAAGCTCGCTCGTCGTCACGCTTTCAACGGCTGGTCTTGCTTCTGGGTTGCCAAGCTTTGTCTTTGTTTGACCTTCGAACTGAACGTTTTGCATTTTAATTGAAACTATTGCCGTTAAGCCTTCTTTAAAGTCGTCGCCCAAAAGATTATCGTCTTTGTCTTTAAGGATATTTCTTTCCCTTGCATAATCGTTAAGCGAACGAGTTAAGCCCGACCTAAAGCCTGTTTCGTGCATACCACCTTCGCCAGTTGGAATATTGTTTACGTATGAATAAACGCTATCCGTATAAGCGTCGGTGTGCTGAATTGCAACTTCAATATAGATATTGTCTTTTGTGCCTGAAAAGAAAAGTGGTTCAGAATATAGCGAAGTTTTGCCTTCGTTTAAATATTTAACAAAATCTACTATGCCACCATCAAACTTGTAAGTTCTACTGTAGTCTGTCTTTTCATCATAAAACTTGATTTCTAAGCCCTTGTTTAAAAATGCAAGTTCTTTTAGCCTTTTAAGTATTGTTTCAACAGAAAATTCGGTTGTTTCAAACACCCTTTTATCAGGCATAAACCTAATAAACGAGCCTCGCTTTTTTGTCTTTTCTTTGGTGTTTTTAAGTGGCGCTTTTGGGATACCTGACTTAACCTTGCCACTTTCTTTATCAAGATAACTGTGAAAATCCATTTTATAAACGGTGTCTTTATAAACTTCAACAGTTAGCCACTCTGAAAGAGCGTTAGTCACCGATGCGCCAACGCCGTGTAGCCCCCCTGAATAACTGTAGTTATCTGCATCAAACTTTCCACCTGCGTGAAGCTGAGTAAATACAACTTCTACGCCAGACACACCTGCCTTTGAGTGAATATCGGTTGGAATGCCCCTTCCGTTATCCTCAACTGATGCTGAGCCGTCATTGTAAAGCTTAACTTCTATTTTATTAGCAAAGCCGTTTGCAGCCTCGTCAACGGCGTTGTCAACAATTTCCCAAAGAATATGATGAAGCCCCTTTACGCCAGTCGTACCTATATACATACCAGGTCTAAGCCTAACGGCATCTAAGCCTTCAAGTATTTTAATATCTTCTGCCTTATAACTATTTTTAGCCATTATTTTTCTCCAAAAATATCCAAATATCTTTACTATTATACTATATATTGTGTTTTTTTTCAAGTTCTAAACGCAATTTTTTCATTTTGAATTATTTTTGCCAAAGAAAAAATAATTAAAACTTTTCTTTTTGGGCATAAAAACAAACACTGCCAAACCAAAATTGGTTTAGCAGTGTTTGTTTTTTTTAATTATTTATTTTACTCTTCATCGAAAAAACTATTTTTTGTGCCTAGTTGACTTTCAAGTTCATCATAAGTAAGTGTTTCTTTTATTTTTTCTAATATTTCATATAAATCTTCAAAGTTATCTTGAGCAATTTCTAGTTTTGCAAGTGGTAAAGTTGGCGTAGTTGTAAATAAGTTCTTATTTTGTGAAATTATATCGTCGGTAAAATCTTCTGCGTTTTTAGTTTGAACAAAAAGCATAGGGATTTGAGTTTCTTGCACAGTATAAACAACTTCTCCACCTTCGTTTGTTGCAACAACGTAATAAACAGTTTTCATTTCAATATCATACTTTCTTGAAGTTGGAACGCCAAGTAACGTATTCTTTTTAACACCTAAAATTGTACTTGAACCATTTACATAAATATCGTGCAAGTTATCGTTTAATGAAGTTTGGCCATTTCTAACAGCTTTTATGCTATTAATACCACCTACGTCCCATAAATTTACCCAATATGTATCAAAATCTACAAGTTTGTTATTTTCTAAAACTTCTGCACTAAGGAACATACCTGTTGTAGATGAATAAACTTCTTCATATCCATTAATTAATAAGTCTTCGCTTTCTCTCTTAGCACTCATAACTATTGCATAGTCTTCGTTAAAAGCTATAACGGCACTTGTTTTTAATGCAACACTCTTTAATCCTGCATATTCATAAAAATACCCAAAAACAGTGTCATCTTCATTTCTAACAAATTCAACTTGTTTCATTACTAAAACGCCTTTTATGGTTAAAGATAGGTTAAATTTAAGGTAATCTTCACTCATCTCATAATTCAAGATGCCACCACTAGCAATATCAATTCTTCCCTTGTATATGCCTTCATCTGAATCTGCAAACAACTCTAAAGAGAATACGCTATTACCTATAAGCATTTGACTTTGGTTGCCATTTAATAAAATTTTAATCTTAAAACCAGCAACAGTGTTCGTCCATTCTGCATAATTGTCTGGGTTATCGTTGATAAAGTTTTGATATACAGTTGCTATCGTTTCGCCTACAGCATACACTGTATCAAATTTAGCAAGCATAGCGTCCATATTATAAACGCCTTCCCATAAAACGTACATTTGCTTGCCCATAAACTTTCTATTTATGCTGTCAACGTTTACAAAATTATTAAAGTCTTTAACTGGATTTGAAGTTGTTGCAAGACTTTCTTTACCAAATGCTTCTGGCATAAATGTCCAAGGTTCTGGTCTGTTGAGCAACTTGTCAATAGTTGTCTTAGCTGATTGTACTACGTTATAAATTGTTAACGTTGCATTTAATGTTTTTGTATTGTAGTTAGGGTTTGTTAAAACTGCCACTGCATCATAACTACCAACTGCCGTTCCAGTGTTGTTTGTGTATTGAATGCTTGTTCCTTGTGGCAAATCACCTTCAACTAAAATTGTCTTTTCGCTTCCTGTGTACATTACCTTTTTGTCGTTGAAAGTTATAGTCGAAGGAAAGTCTATTTTATTAATTTTTAACTCCACACTCTTTGTAAACGTGTTATATCCTTGCGCACTAATACTAACTGAAATTGTATATGTGTCTGCGTTTTTATGTGGACCAGCGTTTGTGTAGTTAACACTTGCGCCTTGTGGCATACCTGTTGCAACTATTGTGTGTTCAGAACCATCGTAATCGATAGTTTGACTTTCAAATGTTATGCCTGTAAAGTTAATTTTGTTAATTGTTAAAGTTACTGTCTTTGTGTATGTATTATAACCTTGTGCACT